GATCCTGAATTGGGTTTTGCATTAAGTTATGATGCTGTACAAGGGTTTATTGGTGACATAAAATTTGTAAATAATTTTGATACTGATACATTTGAATATGTGGGTGACACTGAAGGAAAAGGAACACTAATTCCTACCAATGGTAAAATTAACATTGGCTTCATAAGAAAAAATACCGGATTAGGCGATAATGATCTTGTAAAATTAACTGTATGGTCAACAGTTGGACATTATGAGCTCAAACCAATTACCGGCATGGCTTTTACTCCCACAGTAAACACAAGTACAACAAGAGCACTAGCAGAAGAAATAAATCAAATTTATATAAATTATCTAGGCAGATATCCGACACAAAATGAATTAGATACGGCAGTAGCTAGTCAAATTTTTGGATACAGCGTTCAAGGATCGTTTGCATTATCTACTTTTGAAACTACGATAAAAAATAGTCTTGAAGCTACTAATTATCAACCTTTCATTTATAGAATTGATCCTACCAAACAGTTACAACATATTTCGCACATTTATGATGGATATACAAGTTATTTTGATATAGACGTTCAACCTAGAAATGTTGGACCTAATCCTGAAGTTGAGCCAAGTTTAAAACTTTTTATTAATAACAAGTTTGTAACACGTTCGCCTAATAGGAATCCTGTTTATGTGTTTCAAAAACTAGGAGTCAGAAATACTATTAAGATCGATCCTGCCTATCTACAGAAAGGAGACAGGGTAGATATACTGATCGATGGTCCGCAAACAACTATAGGTTACTATCAAATTCCTCAAAATTTGGAATTTAACAGTCATAATGAAGATATTGTTGTATTAACGCATGGACAGGTTCGCAATCATTTAGAAAGAGTAGCTCAAAACATACAAGGACTACTAGGAGAGCCGTTAGGTAGAAGCAACTTGTATCAATTTGACACCAATAATCGCGGCGGGACACTATTACAACATAGTGCTCCTGTTATGTACAGTGCTTTATTTTTAGTCGACAATTCTGCTAATCTATTAAGTAGTTTAGATTATGCTCGAAGAGAATACACAAGATTCAAGAATAAATTTTTAGAAGCTGTTATTAATCGCGTTGACATAAGCACAGAAAATATACCACAAATATTTGACAGTATTATATACAATTTAAACAAAGACAAAAATCCTAAGGACTTTGCTTTCTTCAATAGTAACATGATAGCCTATGGATTATCAGGAGATGAGGCTCGTTTTACTGTTTTTAATCCAGCAAATAAAGTATTTGATTTAAAATCAATTGAATTGACAAATTTTACTGCTCATCTTGTTTATCTAAACAATTTGTTACTAATCAAAGATTTAGATTATACTTGGAATGGAACAAATGTAACTTTATCGAACAATATCACAATATCAATTGATGATCAAATCGTTATTAAAGTTTACAGAGAATTTACAAATAGCTATATACCAGAAACACCTACAAAATTAGGACTTTATCCTAAATTTTTACCATCTAAGTTTATTGATAATACATTAGGAGACAGTGGTGTTAATGTTATTCAAGGGCATGATGGAAGCATAACTGTTGCTTTTAATGATTACAGAGATGATTTGTTACTTGAATTAGAAAAAAGAATTTATAACAATCTGTCTGTTAATTATGATCCTACTAGATTTGATCTAACTGAGATTACTCCAGGAAGATATCGTCGTACTGATTATACCCCAGAAGAATTTAATCGTGTAATTAACAGTGAGTTTCTCAAATGGGCAGGCTTTAATCATTTAGAGTATGCTACTAACAGTGATTATATGCCCAATAACGGGTTCACGTTTAATTATAACAGATGCCAAAACGAATTAGGACGCAATGTTCCTGGTCATTGGAGAGGTATTTACAAATTTTACTATGATACCGATAGACCACACACACATCCTTGGGAAATACTCGGACACACTATCAAACCCACCTGGTGGGATACCTATTATTCCTGGACAGAACCAACAAAGCGCAGTGCATTGATTATAGCTATTACTGAAGGCTATACTCAAAATCCAGCATTACCGGGGTCCCCGCTATCAAGTCCCTTACACTCGCGGTCTGGATTTAGTAGTATGATTCCGGTAGATCCCAGTGGCAATCTTGTAGCTCCTATTAATTTGATGATACGTGCTAATGATTCTTCTACTTTTGGCAGAAATTTTACACTAGGGGATCACGGACCAGCTGAAACAGCATGGCGTCGTAGCAGTGAATATCCTTTTGCTTTACAAAGAGCAATGGCTTTGTTAAAACCAGCTAGATATTTTGGACTCAATATAGATATCACTCGATACAATAAAAAGTACATAGGCGATAATATTCAATTCGCATTGACCAAAAATTCTAAAAGGCCTAATCCTAGAGATATTGTACTAAATGGCGAAGAAATCAACGGACAAATACAAATAAGTGCAAGTTACATTAATTGGATTATTGGATATCTAATCAGTGAAGGCATAGAACCTATAACCTATCTACGCAATAGGTTAGATAAATTAACAGTTAATTTGACTCATAAATTAGGTGGTTTCAGTGATAAGAAATATCTTAATGTTTTTGCTGAACAGTTTGCTCCTGATAGCAAAGCCCAAAGCATTGTGGTTCCAAACGAAAATTACGAAGTTTATTTAAACAAAAGTGTTCCTGTAGAACGTGCAGTCTACAGTGCGGTAATAATTGAAAAAACAAACAATGGGTATAGTGTCACCGGTTATGATAAAAGATATCCCTACTTCACTATTATCCCAAGCGAGCCAGCCGGATCTAGTTATACGATAGAAATTTTAACTAAACGTGCAGTTGTTTTTACAGAATTTAGATCAGAGAAAATTGTTATACCATATGGTTACGAGTTTACCGACGATCAACAAATAGTCGACTTTTTAGTAAGCTACCAAAGATTCTTAATAGCGCAAGGATTTTTGTTTAACAACTATGATCCTATTTTAGAAGTTCCCAAGGATTGGGTTCTTAGTGCCAAAGAATTTTTAACTTGGAGTATGCAAGGATGGAAGTCTGGAAATATACTAGTATTGAGTCCTATAATTGATAAGATTGAGTTAGCCAGTAACGAAGGTTTCGTAGACGAAATTACCAATCAGTTGTATCAGAGTAGAGTGCTTGGTGCAAATTTTAATGCTATCAAAAAAACAGATTTAATGCTATTAAGAGATGATAATATTACTACTATCAAAACAGTTAGCGGTCAAACTATAGCACTAGTCGATGTTAATATTATAGAATTTGAACATATTTTAATATTTGATAACATCACTGTATTCAATGACATGATTTATAATCCTGTTAACGGTAATAGACAGTTTAGAATGAAATTAAATGGTAGTAAAACTAATCAATGGACTGGTTCGCTTGTGCCTCCGGGATTTGTTTATACTACACCAGAATCTAAAGAATGGGTAGATAATAAACTGTACAATAAAGGCGATATAGTTTCTTATAAAAATAAGTTATATACTGCCTCCCAACGTATTGATCCTAGTGAAATTTTTAATTTTAATTACTGGAAAGAATTAGATTCGGTCATTGAGTCCGGAATTACGCCTAATTTTAGTAACATTGTAGATAGATTAAAAGATATCTATAACGTTGATAACTTGCCATTAGATGAAGAATTTGTAAAATTTAGTGGTAGCCTAATAGGATATAGATCTAGGCCATATTTGACTGATTTAGGATTAAATGAAGTTTCCCAAATTAAATTTTATCAAGGCTTTATTAAAGAAAAAGGTACTTATAGTGCTATCGATAAGTTAGCTCGAGGTGATTTTGATAATATTAATAATGACATTGAAATCTACGAGGACTGGGGAGCTAGAATTGGTGTATTCGGGGGTATAGATTTAAATCCTGAAATTTCTCTTTCTATAAGTGAGTCGCTGCCTAATAGAAATCCGCTGGTTTTAGAATTCCTAGAATACGGCAGTCAACCGGCCAATACTGATATAAATCCAATTTATCCAAACCAATTGGTAATGCGTCCTTATGACTATGTCAATAAATTATTTTTAAATCGCAATGAAAGTTCGTTATCTAGAGATTCTAGACAGGGATCAAGTGAAGATCAAGAAAATAAATTAAGATTAACTAAAATTGAATTATTTGGTGATGGAATCATGTGCGGTCAACAGCCCACTGATCTTACAGCATATTCTATTACTGCTGTACAAAACTTAGCCTACGATGTTGAGGTTTACGGGCAAAGTAGTTACACTATTAGAACATTGAATCAGCTAAATCAAATGATTTTTGAGCCAGAGACTATCAACGGCAAATTAATTTTTGATATTGGATCGTTGACAGATATAGAAGATTTAGAATATGAAATAGCCGAATCTACCGGACAGGAAAATCAACTCAGCGTCAGTACATTGGTCAATACTCCTATTCAAACTCTTATTCCAGGACAACCGTTTTCAATAACAGTGTTTTCGGTGCTGCCAGCCGAGCAACTTACCATTGAAATTGAAGCTCCTAATACTCTTGATGCATTACAACAAAATCCTACAGTCACAGAACTGGTATCAAAAGTCACTGCTGTAATTAATAATAAAGGTAAGGCAGGCATACAATTTAGTGTAACTGGTATAGAGACCACTGAAAAATTGTACTATTCAATTGAAGAATATAACGAAGACGATGATCAAGTATTGGTATCTACCTATTCGGAATATGGTTTAGCTTGCTTTCCAATGCCTGGGTCGGGAATAAACAATATTAATCGTAATATCAATAGGGTATCATCGCCCCCTGACATTTTATTGTATGAGTCATTGGAAAATTATGCTGCCACAAGTGTTTTAACACGAAGTGTTGGTGCCAGTATGTCCGAGGATCTTCTAAATGGCGATGGTGCCAATGATGAATGGCCTGATCAAATTGAAGCAGATCTTGTATTAATAAATCATGGTTATAATGATGCAAGAAATGATGTTCCGATCGAAACATATAAAAATAACTTACGTGAGATTAGAAACAGACTACCTCGCTCTAAAACCATTCTTTGGGTATTACCAACTAGACCTAATATGGATTTGAAAAATGAGAATGCTCTACCAGATCCTAGAGTTGATTGGAATAGAGACAATCGTTTGGATTTATATATTAATGCTATGCGAGAAGTCGCCATAGCTAACGGTGATTACATAGCAGACACTACTAAGATACCAAATTGGAACCAATACTTTTTGATTGATCCTGTTTATCCAACTCAAGAAGGATATAGAGCTCTGATAGACTACGCCATAGCCCCGGCTGTAAAGAAAGTACTAAAAGATAAAATAAAGAGTACAGAAAAGAGTTACGAAAACGATGTTAAAAGTGCTGGGTATGTAATAGCTGAAGAAGTCGACGAATTGGTATTTGATATTGCCAATTGGACTGTAACTGCCGATGACCTTGTAAAATATACAAATGGATACAAAATTTGGTTTGCTAAAGATTTCAATGAAGATTGGCAAGTCTATAGATTATATAAGAATGACGTAGCTATTGTTGGTGCAACTGCCAATCTCGAAAACAAATTTAATTTAATATTTGAAAAAGATCATAGCTACTCTATAGGCGATCTCATTGTAGTAAGAAATTTTAATGTTTTGATCGATGGATTATACACAATACTTGGCGCAGATAGTAGAACAATTACAGTGCAGGGTACAGAACAGATAACAAATCTATTACAACAATATGATTTAGAAAGTATAGCTGACAATTTTGATTTTCAAAAACTAAGATTTGAAAATATTGAACAAAGAAATGCATTGATGCCTAAACATGGTTGGTTATCAACCGACTTTATCTATGTTGATGACAATGGGCTAGGACGTTGGGAAGTTTTTAAAGGTAAGTTAGATAGTTATAGTAACATAGAAATATTTGGTGCCGATGTAATATATTCAGGAAAATATGATATCACTGCCACCGACTGTGGTGCAGTAGAAGTAGAAAGAGTAACTATTCTTAATACAGTTGGTATAGCAGATCAATTACATTTTAACATTAGTAGTATCGAAGACGCAGAGGATTTGTACTATACAATAGAAGAAGTTACCGACGAAGATGTTGAAATTACTACTCAAATTGAAAAATTATTTTATCTATATTTAGATAGAGCCCCGGATAAAGGTACCTACGATTACTATGTAGACCTTGTGCAAAGAGGCAAAGCTAGTTTAACAGATATTGAACAAGCCATTAAAACCACTCCAGAAGCTATTTTCTTAAGTGCAAGAACAAGAGATTTTGGAAATGTTAGCACTGTAGTAGAAACCACAGAGCTTATCAGCACACCGATTTACAAATTTGAAACTATTAGAAAAGAAAGAAACTTGGTAGACATTGATAGTGTCAATAATGCCTATGTATACAGTAACAAAGAAAAAAGAATACTTGCCAGATTAGATTTATTTGATCCAGCTAAGGGAAGATTATTAGGAACAGCCCAACAGGATTTAGACTACACACTCAGTGTTGATCCTGCTGTATATAATAAATCATCGGATGTAAGTCAGAGTATAGGATTCAGTGAAACTTATTTCTGGGGACCGGAATATGTTGGTCATTACTGGTGGAACATAGACAATTGTAGATATACTTTTTATGAGCACAGCACTGTTGATAAAAGAGGACAAAATTGGGGCAAGCTATTCCCGGGATCTACCATTGAAGTTTATGAATGGATAGAAAGTGATGTTATTCCTAGTGTTCATGTTACCCTAGGTAGGGATGGTACTCCATTATATCCCAATGATGTTGGCTACAGTGAAAAAGTAGTTGTTGATCCTAGTAGCCTTACATTTAGTAGTCGTTACTATTTTTGGGTAAAGAATCGCAGTGCCAAATCCAATAAGGCTAAAGTACACAGTGTAACAGCTTTATCGGATGTTATAGAAAATCCTATCAGTCAAAATATACCATTTATGGCAGCAGTAAAGGATAATGCTGTTGCTTTATTTAACGTGGGACAATTTCTTAATGGCACAGATACAATGTTGTATCTATCTAGCAAGCGACAGTTAACAGATAATATTGTTCATAGCGATTTCGCACTAATTCAAGAAGGAAACATAGAAAGTCCGTTACCGGAATATCTTGTTGAAAAGTTAATTGATAGTTTGTCTGGTATTGATCAATTTAATAATATGATACCAGACATGACTTTGCCTTTCCCTAGACGGTATGGAATAGAAAACTTTCCTAGACAAAGTGCTATTATTGATCAATATAAAGCCAAAGAAAATATAGTTAAGTATGTAAATTCTGTTTTAATTAGATATCCTTTAACCAGACTTGTAAACAATGGCCAAGGAAATTTATGGGCTCAACAACCAGTTAATACAAGTTGGTATGACGAAGAAGTTGGAATTTTTTCAGACTTAGAAGATCCAGTCCCAAGGAATAATTTAAGAATTTTGGTAAGAAGCGACGCACGTAATAATTTTTATTGGACTATCTATCAAGTTGTTAGGATTAAGACCAATCAACTTACATACAGATTTGAATATACTGATTTCGCTAAAGATTATCCACTTATTAGAGCTACTGTATCGGGTATAGACCCAGTCACTGGTGATAAGACCTATGATTATTATGGTTATACGTTAATACGTAGGCAAGGATTTAAAACAACTAATTATTGGAATTACACAAACTGGTATGCCAATGGTTTTACCAAAGACACCGTACCTAATTATGTAGTAGGAACTAACCAAGATATCTATAAGTTGAATATTCAAGAAAATGATATAGTCAGAGTTCTTAACGTATCAACAGAATTTGGTACCCTTGTTGACTACGATATAGATTTTGATCAATACACAAATGCGGAATTATATAAGTATGCCAGCAGCGAAGGACAGATGTTAGGAACTCTTGTTGGTATAAATGGGGGAACTATTCAACTCAGTCCCGATCTTTATAAAAAATGGGGTTTCGACAGCGAAAGATTTGATACGTTTGGGTTTGATTTTGATGTTAACAAAGAATTCAGATACATTCTTAAAGGACTTCAAAATGAGATTTTTGTCAACGAATTAGAAATAGAATGGAATCGTACCTTATACTATTTGATTGATCTCATATTAGCAGAACAGAAATATATTGATTGGTTCTTTAAATCTAGTTTTATTAGTATAAATCATAATGTAAATGGCTTAAAGCAAATTCCCGGTTACGTCAAAGATCGTCAACAAAGTTTCGCAGAATTTATTAACGAAGTAAAACCGTATAGAACAAAAATAAGAGAGTATAAACTTACTTACAACGATATAGATGTTAACAGGTTAACTGTGACAGATTTTGATCTGCCAGCAATATGGGACAGTCGTGTTGAGCAATTTAGAAGCCCTAATAATGAATATTCACACGACGGTAATTTACTTGCTAGATCGCAGTATCAAGATTGGGTACAAAATCATAAGTATCATATTGGAAATATTGATATAGTAAGTGGTGGGTATAATTACAGTGGTATATTTTCAGGTGTAACTGCTCCGCCGTCAATAGTTATAACAAGAAATGACAGCAACATTGGAGCTAATGCTAGTGCACTTGCTCAGGTAACTGCAATTAGTCCTTTTTCAGTAACAGGTATATCTATTAGAGATATAGGAGGCAATTATACCGCTACACCTAGTCTACACATTATCAACAATGGTGCAGATCAATTTACAGATTACAGAATAAACAAATATGTAGTTGTGAGCCAAGGTTTATCGGACACCGTGGCCGGTACCACAGGCAATGTAGCCTGGGGTCTTTATTCTGTGGATTCGTTAGGCAATCAAAAAGTATTATACAATACCACTGGTAGAAGTTATACACTGCATCGTATTCGCCGTAGCGATGGGCGTGTAGTGTTATCTAAAGGATATGATGTTTATGGTACAACTGGTCAAGATAATGAGTTAGCCGACGACCTTAATCGTACTACATCTGACTATATCGTAGTTGTACATACATTTGACGAACCAAAAACCAATCGAACTTCAACTAATTTATTACAAGCCATGTATCGTTGTGGCGCAAGCGGTGAAGTTTATGCTAGCATTGATTTTAAATTTAGGTCAGCTTATATATTGGTAGGAATACCTGGGTCCGGGCAAGGTAACGGCATAGAAAATTATTCTGGGTTCGGTGATAACAGCACAAATGCCTATTGTAGATTAGAGTTTAATTTATACCAAAGCCAATTGATTCCTGTAGAAGCCTATCCTAGGATATATTCAATTGGGTCAAATGTTAGTTTCCCTATAAATCCAACTATTAACTCTTTATATCAATTCAAAAATAAATCATGGGTATACAACGGAAATTCCTGGATAGTAGTTAAGAAACCAGTTTCTAGTCTACCTCAAGATCAAGGTCGCAAAAGTATTGTACTAACTCCCAGGTTAGAAAATACTTTGACGAGAAAAATAAAGTTAACTATTAAATTTGACAGAATAAGGTTTACCAGCAATGTAACTAATTGGGCTCCAACTGTAAATTATCCTGTAGATTCGGTTGTTAGTTATTTTAACGCAGAAACACAAAAGTTACATGCATATAGATTCACTGGCAATATACCTGCTGGTTCAACTGACGATAAATTTCCATTTGGTCAGGTAGTAGAAATTACAGATCACAGTGAATTTGACAATGCCAATGATCGTATTCGTGCCTTCTATCAAAGTTCTCCGTACAACGAAAATATTCCAAACAACCTTTCAAGACTTGTATCTGGACTAGCTGCACTGCCTTCTGTAACCAGTGAGGATACAGACCCAGATACTATCTTAATTGCAGACACATTTGGTTCAAATGCAGGAATCAGTGCAGGTAATATACGGGTAACCGGCGGTACATTTGTTTCTGACGTATTAATACGTAGCCCAGAAGAACTGGTACCTGGTAGAGTATTTGAATCCCTAACAGTTGAGATACGGGAAGCTAGCACTATAGACGGATTCAGATTCTTTATTGATATTTCAGGAAATGTGTCTGGTACAAGTTACACAACAGCTAGTACGACCACCTTAGCCCAACCAATTTATCTTGCTACCGGTAACATTACAGTTGTAGATGGAACCAAGCTATCGGCGCCAGCGCCGGTAGTAGTAGGAGGTGTAACAGTAGATGTTATTCCTGGTGTTATATTAGTCAACGGAGAGCGTATTGCTTATTATTCAAAAGCTGGAAATATACTAACACAGATTCGTAGAGGTTATAAGGGTACTAGTACTCCAGAAACACATCTTGCAGGGTCTAAAGTAGAAGATGTAAGTTCTGCTCGTACCAGTTCAACATACATGACTGATTATACTCGTCCGGTGCCACCTGCGCCTATAGGATTCTGGAGTATAACTCCAAGAGTAACTACAGTAGTAGGTAGAAATCCATACATATTCGATTGGACTGCACCATCTACGGCTCCTGGTAATGTAACAGTAAGTTGGTATGCCGTTGATCCCGGAACCGTTAATCTATTTGCCAATACAGGAATAACTACAAGTGGAAATCTTGGGTATATTTACAATTTGCCAATTACAGCAACAAGTGGAAATATTAGGATCAATACTCAGCAAATTTTTGGTTATCCTCAAGAATTCCAGGTGATATTGACAGAAGGAGTTATTACTGCCAATGTTCTCGCTAGATCACTCACAGCCAATATCATAGCTAATACTACAGTTTCCACGATACCAGCTGTGCAATCATTTACCGCGGGATATTACTATGAAGGAATAAACGCTGATCGTTTTGCAGGTCTATGGTCTATACCAAAAACACATACTATGGACAATATAACTGGTTTAGGTAGCGTAAATGTACATGGGCCAACGCCGGGTTTTTATGAGTTAAATTTAAATAATCTTCCTGTACACAACGAAAAGCAATTTAGTATGATCATGCATTTTGTTGACAGTCTTGATGGAGAAACTTCAAGGATCACATTAGGAAATGTGCTTTATGCAGAATTTACCAAAGTTTATAATGTTGCTGAATTAAATTATTCGGTTAATCTTTTTGCCAGTAACGTGTTTACTATAGCTGATTACAGTTATGCTCCTTGGGGTAATAATAGTACAAAAAATGGTTTTGTAAGATTTGAAACCAGTTGGATAGCGAGTAATTCAAGCTCATTTAGTGCAAACATCTACTTAGGGCATAATCAACCACAATCCGATGAGGCCATATATTTCTCGCACGTAAGTCTTAAACTACGTGGTGGCAATGTAGCTATAACACCCACTTTACCAATGCCTACTATTAATTTTGTAGTTAGCAATATTACATCAATAACTGGTTACACTCTAGTATCAAATACCTATACAAGTTCTAATACAATTACCATACCGACTGGTGTTACAATGGTGCAGATAACTGGACGAGGACAGGGCGGAACAGCGGCCAATTTGAGTTGGGAAAATTCCTGGGTAACTGGAGATCCAGAATTTGGTCCTACATTTGCTACTGTTTCTCCAACGAGTATACATAGCATACCCAGTACTATCATTGAAAATCAAGCACAAAGCCAATATAATAGTTTACCAACTACTCGTGTCACTCAAGGCGCTAACGTTCAGTTTACAAATAGAAGTTATATAGGTGGCAGATTAACTCAAACTACTTACGCAGCCAGAGTAAGGTTAAAGCCTGGAGTTGAAAAACTCAAGAGCGGTACAGGATGGGGATCATCCTATATAACACCACCTAATGAATATCGTACATACTCAGTGTTGTCAACTTTGTATGAAGAATACAGAGGTGGTTCATCGGGTGATCCAGCAGCTTTTGGTACAATAACGTTGCCGGGCGGTAAAAATGGCACTGTTGCACCACTTACAGTTACTACCGTGCCTGTGCTCCCTGGTTTGACATATCCTATTACTGTACCAACTGGTGGGATAGTTAATGTTCAATACTTACAACCAAATGTAATTACTATAATTGATCCAAATCCGTTGCGTGCTCGAGTATTTGCTACTCCCGGAAGCTACAGCTGGACAGCACCAGCAGGTATAACTCGTATACATGTATTGTGTGTAGGTGGAGGTGGAGGTGGTAGTTATGCTGGTTACGGAGATGCTGGTGGAGGTGGAGGTGGTACTGGATTCATAAACTTCTATACTGTAACACCTGGTTCTACCTATACAGTAGTTGTCGGTGCAGGAGGCACATCCAATGGCAATCAAATCGGTGGAAACGGCGGGGACAGTTACTTTGTAAGCAATATTACAGTAGCTGGTTTTGGTGGACGTGGCGGAGGCCAACCTTTTAGTTCAACGGGCGGAGCTTTTATAGGAACCGGAGGAGGACGAGGAGGACGAGGAGGTATCACAGGCAGTGGCGGTGGCGCAGGCGGCGGTGGCGCAGGTGGATATTCGGGCAGTGGTGGTAACGGAGGAAATTATCAAGAAGATGGAACATCGGGGTCCGGGGGCGGTGGCGGTGGAGGAGCTGGTCAAGATACACTCACTGGATTTGGTGGCGGAGCTGGGGGAGGAATTAATTTTTATGGTGAAGGTACCAGTGGAGCCGGTGGTGAAACCGGAACATTAATTAGTCGTCATGGAGTAAGTGGCAGTGGAGCTACAACCAGTTTGAATACCTATGCAGGCGGTGCTAGTGGATCAAACTTCGGTGGTGGTGGGGGCAGTGGTAGCAGCAGTAGTATAGTTGGTGCCCAATTTGGTGGACGAGGCGGTGGTGGCCTAGTAGTAATATATTATGGAACTGCTGTAGCTGATTTTACGTCAAGTTTACCCTCTACTAACATGAATATAATATACTTAGATAGTTAAAAACCAGGAATAAAATAATGATAAATACTGACAATACCCAAAATTCTGAAATTCAGGATCACGATGATAATGTTCAACAGCACCCCGACGAGGATGGAGGATTTTATCTACATGATTTCTTAAAAATTTCGGATCCGGAAACAGGTGAAATAATTACGCAAGGTCGTGCTTAATATGAAACATTATCTTCCTCTCAGTGTAACTGGACATGTTAAAATTTATGATCCGGAAAACAATGAAGTTTTTGTAGATCAACACAATGCTATACATTTTGAAAATATTAGTGAAGCATTAGCCAGTAGTCTAGCAGGAGTGCCGCGCAGTGGTATTCGTGAGATGCATTTTGGTAAAGGTGGGACTAGCATTAACACCACTGGTGTTGTCAACTACTTACCTCCTAATACGAATACACAAAATTCCGGTCTCTATAATTATACATTTCATAAATCTGTGGATGAACATGACACCGAGCAGAATAGAGATAGAGGACGAAATCGTATGCAGGTAAGGCATATACCGGGCACTGTTTATAGTGATATACTTGTTACTTGTCTATTAGACTATGGGGATCCACAAGGACAATATGCATTTGATAATGCCGGTACATTAGATAGTCAGTTTATTTTTGATGAATTAGGTTTAAAGGCCTATGCACCGGACCGTGCCAATGGTAAATTACTAACCCACGTTGTGTTTCATCCTGTACAAAAAAGTTTAAATAGGCTTATTCAAATTGATTATACTATTAGAATACAGAGCTTGACTAACCTCACAGGTTTGTATTAATAGGAGATCAAGATGGCATATAATATCAATAAATCAAACGGACAACAATTAGTAGTGGTCGAGGAAGGTACAGCTGATTTAACAACAACTAGTCTTACTTTAATTGGAAAAAACTTTTCAGGTTATGGGGAAAGTTTAAATGAAAATCTTGTACACTTATTGGAAAATTTTAGTCATACAGTGAGTCCGTCTAGTCCAATTAAAGGACAACTATGGTATGATAATAACACGAAAATATTGAAAATCTATGATGGTAAAAATTTTGTAGCAAGTGGAGCAGGTGTTGAATTAGACAACTCATCAACTGCCATACATTATAATGTGTTTGTCAGTGATATCGAAGGTGCTCCACCGTTTAAGGTCGGTGGAGTTCGTGGTATGACAATGACTCCGGCAACAGGCAACCATGCCATTGGGCGTAGTACGCCTGCAAGTGCTAAATTCGAAATTAACAACTCCAATACTGCTACTAAAATCTTTAACGCATACCCACAATTTGACCAATTTGGTCAAGAAGTTGGTATTCATGTTCACGGCGACGATTACATTAATGGACGTAGTACAAGAATAGTAGTAGACAGTTACGGATATCGTGCCAACTATGATGGTATAGGAATCGCAAGCACTATAAATTTAAGACGAGCTAGAGGTAATAGCACTAACAGTGCTGCATTAAGAGAAAATGATGCCATTGGGTCATTGGCTGCACATGGCCATGATGGAATCGGATTCAGTCCGTATCAAGGATATCTTGTCTTTAGAGCAGATCAGGATTGGTCTAATAGTACAAGACCTACTAGATTAGAACTATGGTTAACTCCTAGAGATAGCTTAGTAAATAAAAAAGTTTTATCAGTGTACGGCAATGGTGATGTTAAAGCCGAAGGCGATGTGATAGCGTTTACAAGCTCAGATGAAAATTTAAAACAAAACATACGACCAATCGACGGGGCGTTAGAAAAAATTAAACATTTGCAAGGAGTCGTTTTTAATTGGAACGATCTTGCTGTTGGTAAAGATACCGATAAAGAACAAGTTGGATTATTAGCTCAACAAGTATTAAAGGCTTGTCCACAAGCGGTTATTCGGCGTGAAAATGGTTTTTTAGCTGTAGATTATGAAAAATTAGTACCATTGTTAATTCAGTCGATTAAAGAATTAGGAGACCAAGTTGACCGATTAAGGATGGCTCAATGACATTACCACAGTGGACCCCGGCTCCTGGGTACACAAAATTAGGTTTGCGTCAAATCAGAGATGAATTTGGCTGCGTACCGATTATATTAACACCTATTCTAACAGTTCCTAGACCACCGTTGTCGCCGGATTATGTTCCTCCTGTGCCTATAACTATGGCAGTCTTTAGTGTAAGTCCTTCTGCCCTTGACGAAACCTCTAATAGAATCGGAACCATTACCTACAGCATAATAGGAAGAGATAATCTTACAGTATATGCTCGAATATATCACATAAGTACAAGTGACGCGGATTTTGTCGGAGCCATAAGTTGGACAATTAACACAGATTCTGGGACTTTAAATTTTACAGTAGCTACAGATAAAATAACAGAACTATCATCGGAAACTTTTCAGGTAGCTTTTACCTTAGAAAATAACAATTTCAACAGTTCTTTTTTTGTAAGTACAGTATTAACCATCTCGGATACTAGTAAATATACTGAGTGGAATCCTAGCTTTGTTCCTGTGGGTACTCAAGCGGGTACTTATGTAGTAACTACCGGAACACCAGTGACAGTAGGGATTATCAATGCTAAACCCGGTAGTACTTATACTGGTACAATAACTTATGCAGGATCTGGTAATCCTTTTGCAAACAACCCGCAACCGATTACCACTCAAACTATTCTCGCCGATGGAACTTTGTATAATGCTCCTGTGGTTTACGCAGCGGCGGGCACTTACACATATGATATCACATTTTCAAATTTTGCTCCAGATACTATGCTGAATGGTCCTACAAGAAGATATATTTTAACTGTAAATCAAAGTGTTGGCAACTGGCGTGTATCACCTGTATCAACCACTGTAGTTGGTGGTAACACATTAAAATTTAATTGGTCAGTTGATCGATCTGATCTTACTGAACTAAGTTGGTACATCGTAAATCCCGGGACCATGGTATCTTATACCGGAAATGGTATTCCTGATCGAGGAACACAGTTCAATATCAAAAGAGCTGTTAATACTTTGTCCGGCGACTTTACCATATCAACCGGTGTAGTCACCGCCAATAATATTTTTGAATTAAAATTATTTTCTGGTGCATTATCTGACAGTACGCCGTTGGCAGCAAGTGGCAGTATAACCATAGTACCACTTCCTCCTATACCGTGTATAACTGTACTTGGAGATAAAACAGTTAGCTCGAATAATGTTAGTATACTTGAATGGACCGTAGAAGGTAGTGTGGGTGAACAGGTTGAAATTACTCACATCGATCAACATGCGTCTAATCCTAATTATGTAATTTATTTTGATTATTATCCTGATGCTGGGGAACAGTTCAAACTTGACAATTGGGGGAAAGCAACAGCATCAGAATTTGTATTAGAATTTCATAAAAGAATAGGAAATAGGAGTGGTTATTTAACCTCCGGTCAATTAGAAGGTTTACGCAAACTTGGCACAAGAACAGTTACCTTAGGAGAAAAATTGTATTCAGATGATGGACAAATAAAATGGAAGCCATCTACTGGAATAACTGATAAATTAATTCCAAGAAAAAGTCCATATATATTTTCGTTTGTTGGTAACAAAGCTCCTTGTACCAAGGTAGAAGGGATAAAAGTAGAATTAACTATTCTACACGGTTTTTCTTTAAAAGTAATCGGGGACACAGTTTATCCTTATGGTTTTCCTATTAAACCAATTATTTCGGGTCCTCCTGACGCAAGGGTAGATTTTGTAGGCCCAACCACTGGTTTTACAATTCTTAATCCAGCTGGTAAATCTGATCCAGATTTAAGAAATGGTCAGATCGTGGGAACAGGCACCCAAACTTGGAAATTTACATCAGACAAACCGTGCGCTAACAATCCTTTAGAGTGGTCTGCACAAATAATTGATTATAAATTAGAAATAGCTGTTAAAGATGCAGGGTACAGTGGTGCAATCGCCGCCGGTACAGTTAAAATTTATACTGACTATCAAAATAAAATAATTGGTGGCAGATATGCAGAATCAAATTCGTCAACTGTTTTACCCAATGGTAGAACAAATCCCGTATTAGTACTACTAGGTAGTCCGGGTAGTACTGCTACTTGGGTGGCCGACGATAAAACCGAGAGTCCTGACTATACCAATACATTCAGCACAGCTACAAATGTGGAACGTGGGGAGATGCCTGTTCCAACATATTTACGTGAGTATCAAACAAGATCGCCGGGAACAGTTGTATTTACAATTACAAGTCCTCAAAGTACCAATACTTTAACATTGACAGTACAAACTATAAAAATAGATGAACAATTTTATTTTTCTACGCCAACAGGACCATCGACAGTAAGTCCACCTGAATTTAGCTCTTTTATAGCAGATATAATCACTCATCGAATTAGTGGAGGTTTGCCCAATACTTTTGCAAAATGGAATAGAAAACATATTCCATTGCCAGGCAAGACTGAAGAAACTACTCAACCTCAGGTCATACCAATTGATGCATCGGGTAATTATACTATTCAATCTATATATCCGGCCCCCGGAACTTATAATCATACAATTACATTAGACGCCACCAGAAAAGTTTTAAGCCCTAGTATAATAGTAAGAGATTGGGAATTTACTGTAACTTATATTAACCCAACTAATACTATTACTATTTCAAATCAAAGCTATCCGATGTACACGCAGAATCTACCAATGATGGTAAGAATAACTAGTAGGCCCGGAGATATAGTTACTCTTTTCACACCAACTTGGTTATCTGCTAGAGAAGTTTCTGGTTCACAGTATCAATATGTAATTAATGGACCCGGAATGTGGCTCTGGGGTAACGGCGGTCAAGGATATCATAGAGGCTGGACAGAACAGTACAGTATCGAGGGTTACGATCCCAATGACCTTATAAAGCCTTATGCGTTGGGTCTACAACTTGATCCGATTACAGAATATCGTCGTCTTTACCCAGATATTGCAGCAGCTTTTCAGTCTACCGATCTGGAGAGGCATCGCCAGCATTATAGAGAATATGGGCATGTTGAGCACAGGTCATGGCCAGCCTATCAGCCCTTTCCAACAAGGACAATAACTATTCCCGATAACGGTGTTATTGAATATAACTTTAATGGAACCAGTACAAGTACAGAGATCTTTGTACAGTCTATACACTGGGATTACAGTCGTTCAGAGCCTAGTTATGTTACAGTGGGTGGACGCCGCTATCCGGATTCCGGTAGCTTCAGTCGCGGAATTACTGTTTTAAGTTTTGATCCAGCAACACTAACTTTAAAAAGCTCAATGACCTTTGATAGTTGGGGTAACCCCAATGGAGGACGAGACGCAAATATTGCTCACCTTTACTCAATACCGGTAGGTGATCTGGTAATCATGCTAACTTATGATGCTAGTTCCATACAGATAGAAATGAGACCTCATATACAAGCTGTATTGGGGGGAACTTATAACGATTCGTGGTGGAGATCACGAACAGCTTCAATTGATATCGGTTACGCACATCAGCCAAGTAGACATATATACAGTGCCTCTTCAAGAGCATATGCACCATTAACTTATAAATTTGACGTATTTGCATCAACGGCGTCTCTTCCATATCTAGGATTGTATAATACACGACCATTGGTATTGTCAGATATTAATTATCTAAAGTACGACGATGCACAATGGAATACTTATCTTGGAGTGTTTAATACACCAACGGGTACAACCAGAGCGGCTCTAAATTATAAAACTGCTGTTATGAGTAATTTTTGGAACTATAGATTACAATGGTTATCTAATAAATTTTCTGTAACTAAATTTACAAGCCATGGTATTTGGTGTCCTACACGAATGCCAGAGTCTGTTGTTAGACCGAGTTATATAGATAGTAGAAAATGTATCAAACTATTATGGGAAGATACTTGCCCAGCACCCGACAATAATAATGTGCCCGACGTGCCCGGATATGACACGGGCGGGGGCGGCCTCGACTAAGACCGTGAACACGGGCAACGGAGAATTTTAACTACGCATATTTGAACAAGGGTTAAATACTTTAACTAGATAAGAATATATGGCCAAACAATTTATAGTAAGATTAAAATCTGGAGGAAAGATTTTAGCAAATAGTCAAATCATAACCATTAAAGGGTTAGGTGATGGACCTATTTCCCCAAAAGATTTTACAGACGGTAGTCTTAAAGGTACGGTTGTAACTGAAAATGGTGTAGCATCGTTATCTAAAACTGTGGCCGCGTCCGATTGGGTAATTAATACACCTGCTTGTATTGTAGATGGTGGATCCTCTCTTACAATAAATTGGACTGCTAAAAATAATACTGCCACTGCTATAAGTTATTACATTGTTTTTCCTGGTACATTAAACATTTACTCAGGTGCCAGTGTTGAAAATTCGGGTGGTTTAAATGCCTTACAAATTACAGGGACTTCAGGAAGTTTTGTAATACAAACAAAAGTTGTTAGTAAAGAGGAGCAATTTGAAGTTGTCATAGTCAATGGAAGTTTAGATAATGGAATTCCATTATCAAGATCATGTACAATCAGAGTGGTAAGTATAGATTTCAGTGCTAAACTACAAAAAACTACTATCTATGAAGGCGAGGAAGCATTTATAGAAATTAAAGGTGCTCCGTTCGAGTATGTAGCATTCAGAGGAGAAACAAATGGTAATGTGCAGTTAGACAAAAGCGGCACGTACATCGGTTCTTTGAACCCCGGTATTATCATCAGTCCGGGCAATTATGTATATATAGTAGATGGTAACTTAACTGATACTGTTGTAACTTTGAATTTAACAGTTAAAACATTGAATAGACTATTGGCACGTGCCGAAAGTACTTTGGTAGCCAACAATATGCCAATTACTGTTAGAGTTACAGGTACACCCAGCGATGCAGTAACAGCAATACGTACAGGCTCATCGAAGCCTTACAGATTTACTTTATCGCCGACTGGATCAGCATTGATCAACGATATTCGCGATGGGCAATTTACACCCGGCGGTAGCACTTATACGTGGAATTTTGATGGCGATCAAAGTGAGGGTAATCCTAGTATTAGTGTCGAAGTCAGAGATTTTAGATTAGCGGTAAATCCTACGTCAGGAACAGCAGCGAGAGGTCGATCTCTTAATACAATAGTCACCGGTGTTCCTGGTGAAATCGTTACAGTTACAAGGTATCCGGGCAGTGTAGATACTGTTATTTTAGATGACAGCGGAGCAGCCTCGGTGGATTTAACTTTTGGAAAGTTAATAAATCCTGGCACATATACTTGGACACTAGACGGTAATAAAACACCTAATAATGTAGAATTTACAGGAAACATTACCCAACAAAATTTCCTCAGAGTAAGCTATGCTGGTCCTTCGACTATACGCCAAGGCATACCTATTATAGCTACAATTTTTGGATCAGAATTTGAACGAGTATCATTCGCAGGAAACACAACCGGTACTACAGACCTAAATAGTGCAGGATTAGGAACACAAGATCTAACATTGTCTACATCATTATCAGTTGGTACTAAGTCTTGGGTATTTACTGGAAATAAAAGTGCAGGCAGTGCCAATCTAACAGTTGCAGTAGCTCCTGCCAGTAATTTGTATGTTACCGGTAATGTAATATTTCGTGAACAAGATCCTATTCCTTTAACTGTGTATGGTGCTAATCTCGAAATTATAACTGTAACAACAAATAATAAATTACCGATAAATTTTGCCCTTGACGCTACCGGAACTAAGGTTACCGATTTGAGTCCAATGGGATTTGTTGCAGCAATTAATCCTTATACAGTGTATTTTACAGGAACCTACGATTCTACAGTTATTGTTCCTTATAGTTTTAGTATTACTCCAAGATTTGTATTAACTGTGACTGGTCCGCAACCAAGTGTTATTGAAGGTGACCCAATTAATGTAACTATAACTGGAGCACCAGGAGAAACAGTTACCTCAACATTCAACGGTGGTATTCCGGGACCAGTTGTTACACTTAATACATATGGTGTAGGTACATTAGCATATGGCCAAAATACTCTAAACTTAACTAGCGGTGTAACACTTACTGCTCAGACAACACCTTATACTTGGATTTTCGGTGGAACAATTTCTTTAGGGAATCCAACATACAGTGTAAGGATTGATAATCCTTATCCATTATTGGTTACCGCGGCCACATACAGCCCACCGTCGGGATCCGCACTTAATGTTACTATAACAGGTGCTCCTGGTGAGGTTGTTACTTACACAGGTTCAGTTAATAATGGTTCTAGAACATTAAGTTCGCCAGTGTCCGGTCCAGGGTCTGATACATTTAACATATTAAGTGGTGTGTCACCACTTACACCAGGACCATATAGTTGGACCTTTACAGGCGGTGTTGCTAGAACAAATAATACCAAAACTTTGAGTATCACAGTAGGTATAGCTATACCAAGTATCACAAGTTTCAGCAGATCAGGTGCAGCTACCTACTATTGGACCACAACTGGTACTAACATTGTGCGCCATTATGTACGGGTATCGATTGGTAGTTCTTTCAATGCAGCAGCCGCAAGTACTGTAACTGATCTTTATAGTAATGTAAATAATGTTGGACCAATTAATTTAGAGGCGGGATTATCCTCAGGAAATACCTATACGTTTAGATTGCTTGTTTACAACAACGCCGGCGGTGTATCGGTACACAATGATTTAACTGTTACCTTATAATTTAGAACATGGATGATCTTAATAAAGTACAGGTACTTGTTGTAGGTGGCGGAGGTGCCGGTGGCCAAGATGCAGCAGGTGGTGGCGGTGGCGGTGGCGTAGTATACGAATCTGATTATAGTGTCGAACCAGGATCAACAGTACCGGTATTAGTAGGTGCAGGAGGCTCAAGACCCACAAACGCTGGTACTCAAGGAACAGGCGGAGCTGAAACAGAAACTATTGATTTACCTTCTTATTTTTCTATACCTGGCATCTACAAGTATACAGCTAAACCGGGAACTTATTCCATTAAAATTTGGGGCGCCGGAGGCGGGGGTAGTTCATATTCAGGAGGGGCCGGCGGCGCTTGTATAGTTAAAACTAATTTAGTAGTAAATGAAACCACTGAGTGGACTGTATTTGTAGGCGAAGGTGGCACTGCTAGAAATTATTCTGACAATGATTTAGAATTAGGTGGCGTAATTGGTTATCAATCAGGAGGAACCGGTGCCAATGAATTGTCTGCCTATAACGCAGATTTTATAGCAGCACTATTGGTAAACACTCACACATCTGCTAGTAATGACGGTTATTTGGGAGTAAAAAAATTCGACGTTGTAAATCAGTATTGGCTTGATAATCGGGTCTACAGTGTTTTTGATACTCGGGCTATTTACAGACCTTATTCAAATGGTAGATTTTCACTGAGGTTAATTGAAAAATATAGATTAGTTGGTCCTGATAGTCAAGGACGAAAAGAAATTATTCCTAGTGATTTATCTCCTAGATGTATGATAGAACCCGGTATTGATATGTTATACCTTGAGAAATTATCCAGCGAATACAAATTTTTTAGAACCGGGAATCTGTTTTACATCAGTGATGCTGCTAGTACGAAACACTTGTGTAGAATAAATCTGCAGGGTGGTGGTTTTACCCCACGATTAGTCTTTAAGAATGGTTATGTTACAATTAGTCTTGATAATCAAGGGACAATGAGCCTTCAGATTCCTAATGGAGCAAAACTTGATGTTCCTGATGTTAGCACCGGGTTGTTAGATATCATTGGTAGAGAGTTACCGATAGATTTTCGTACTGTAAATGATAGTGTATCAGATGTTATTAATAATAAAAAAGGTTCTGGAGGGGGCGGTGGCGCAAGTAGTGCTCTAACTGATAATAGAGGACTCAGGTTAGTAGCTGGAGGGGGCGGTGGCGCAGGCGGATTTTATAGTGCACTAGGTACAGCAACTGGTGGAGGCACGGGCTTAGGTGAAGGTGGGACAGTACAGGATGCCAAGTTTGGAAGCAGAGGTGGATTTTCCGGCGAGAGTGAAACTCAACCGGTAGTTAAAGTACAAGATCCTATTAATTTAAGTGCATGGCTTAACAACTATGGTGTATGGCCATCACAGGGTAATTATTTCGAAAAAACTATAGTATTTAATCAGTCCGAATCTATTGCTATAACAATGAACTTATCTTCTAGCGGTGAGGCCTATGTTTATCTAGATAATAATCCAGTGGCTGTTATAGTATCAAAAATATTTAATTTTGATGCACTACCCTCGGGTTGGGGTACAAGAAGTTTACAGTCACGAATAGAATGGTTGAATTCCAATCGAGTTCCACAATCAGTATTAAAAACCATACTAGGTTACACTGAGCAGTATATTTTAGAGTTACAATGGGGTAAACCTTTAAAATATGACGGTCCTGCCACTGGTCCAATCGATAGGAAAGCCACTGCAACTATTAATTTATCTAAGGGTTATCATTCTATACGTATTGTAGCATCATCAAATAGCTATGGATTAGGACCAGCATCGGTGGGATTTACAATGACCGGAGCTAATAATGTTATAGCCATAGACCTGGCTGATCCTGCTACTTATCCTTTAATATCCAATGGTACAGGGGGCGGAGGTGGAGGCGGAAGTTGTCAACATCCTCTTAGCATTGAACATATATTTCCCGGAGATTGGTATACTTACAGCGGCGAGCAAAAAATAAAATGGTACAATGATAATAAAATTACACAGGACGTATTAAATTTTTATGGAATCACTGGGATCAGTGACCTACAGTCGTTAGGCTATAGTCAACCTGCAACCGGTTACCTTACAACCTCCCCACACAAAGCCGGTGGTGGTAAAGGAGGACAGAGCGTAATTGGTGATGCCAATCATTATGTTGGGGAAAATGGAAAGACTACAGATACATTGGCACTTCCGGGAAATCAAGGTGACTTAGATTACACAACATCAACTGGAACCGGAGGCAGTTTTAATAGCAAAGGTGGATCCGGCAGAGTAGTTATTATACACACAGCTTTAGCCGGAGGAAGCGGCACAACAAGCAGCCAAGGAAATAAATCTGCTAACGGAGGTAATAGTGCGTTTGGTAAGTTAGTAGCTTTGGGTGGCGGGGGCGGGGCAGGAAATGCCAGTGGCGCCAATGCTTCAAACGGCGGATCGGGTGGTGGCGCCACCAGTACCAGATTAGCAGGCAATGGCACAGCAGGGCAAGGGAATAACGGTGGATCAGGTAGTACACAATGCTATGATATAGATATGTTTGTGTCGGCCAAAAGAGGAAACTTCTCTGTAGATGTTTATAAACAAAAAGCATTAAATATCATGCCTTTATATACATCAAATTCTGCTTATACTGTACCCAATTTAGGTACAAGATATGGATTATATAGATTTCCTGACATTGAAGGTTTAGCTTATTGGACCAACGAAAGTTTAGCTAAAAATTGGACAATCACATCTGTAGACTTTTTAAAATCTTTTTTTGAAACAGCCGCCACGTCTACATATGGATCGGATGCAACACGCATACTCACCGGCGCCAAAACACAAGATACAACATCATTGTCGGGTTGCGGATTCCGGGACGGAAGTAATTTACTAATGGGCGGAGGTGGAGGCGGCGCAGGCGGCGCAGGCAACAACGACGGTCGAGGCGGTAACGGAATAAAAAATGAAATAACAGGTACTGCTGTTTTTTATGGTGGTGGTGGTGGCGGTACCAATCAAGTAAATTATGCAGCAACAGGTGGAGCAGGCGGTGGTGGTACTAATGGAGGATACCAATCTGAGTCTAACAATGGATTACCTAATACCGGCGGTGGTGGCAGTGCATATAGCGGATCTTGGGGCGGTGCAGGTAATGGTGGTAGCGGTGTAGTAATTGTAAAATATCCGTCACCTCGACGAGCAACCGGTGGGTTAATAACCGAAACCAGTGGATATGTTTTACATAGATTTATCAACCCAGGACCGGCAAATTTTAATGTATCAAAAGGATCAATTCCTGAACCACCGCCTCCTGTTGAGGTTGTTTGCGATGGATCTATCGCCTTGGGAGAATTTTACGCAGGTGGTGGTATATATGGTAATCTTCTAGTAAGAGAAGGAACAGTAGGGTATCCTGAGAATATCAGGACACCCATACCAAGAATTCCCGACGAAATCATTTCAATTAAAAATTTTTATGGTGCTAAGACCGGCGAGTATAGTATTGTAGGTGTAGATCCTAATAGAACAGATGCAAATATAAGTTTATGGCAACAAAGAACACAAGTATTCTTTAAAGTAACAAGTATTAAAGAAACCGAACGTCTTTATTGGACCATTGAGCCGGTTGATACAAATTATACATTTGATCCTCAGATTTATCCTGCTCAATCCGTCGGTAATTATAGAGCTTATGTTAACACATCGGCACAGTTGATTATAATCGACGGACCATATAGAGGGCGTGTAGGTGTTTCTAGGTCTGGCCCTACATTGGCTTTTACGCCTGATCCATTGGTAACAGAAATTGTTTTAGATGAATTTGGAAATTATTTTGGAAAGCCCGACGAAGTATTTTTGTTCGCTGGCAATTATACATACACATTTACTTTTCCGATACGTAGTAATTATACATACACTGGAAGCAATACAAGGATCTGGCGAGCTGATATTTTACCTGCGCCTGCACCGGGTTCTATTACTACAACTTTGCCACCAATACTTGTACCATTCCCGACAACCACAACTACAACAACAACTATACGTCAATATCCGACACTAATTAATACCGTGCCTTATGTTGGATCAAATATAGCATTGTGCTCGTACGCAAATGTTAATATCATTGACGCTATACCTGGTGGTGGTGTTTCGGGAACTATATCTGGGCCTCCGGGTAGTTTAACAAATGGTACAGGACAAGAAGAAATCTCTCCGTTTAATTTAGGAATAACCGGGGGTAAACAACTTGGAAATCGTAGGTATGTTGTTCCTGGTGTTTATAGATATGAATTCGCTTTTAGTGCACCCGAAGGGTCAAGTATAGTAGGAAATAACCGTAGAACATTTACATTAAATGTAAAACCTGGAATTTCTTTACAGGTTGTCAATGAATCGACGTCTACTATTTTTGTAGCCGGGGAACAAGTCAGAGTTAAGATAACTGGTGGAAATGATGACACTGTAACTTGGTCTGGACCTACTACAGGTTCTATTAATTTAGGTCCAGATGGGCAAGAAATAGTGACTTTACTAGAAAAAAATCATCAATTGCCTGCCGATAATTATACTTGGAAGTTTACAGTAGCAGATGGCAAGACTTGCAATGACACAGAGTTTAAACTTAACATAACACCACCACCGCCTACTACAACAACAACTACCACAACTGACCCTCCGGGACCGGCCTGTAACACAGATCAATTTAATCAAACCGGTGGATATGATTTCGAAGGACTAGGACCAAAAGGGATGTTAATGTATGATGTTACTGGGTCTGGAGATTTTGCTGCGTTCCAAAACGATATTGGTACAGTGAGAGGCACTAATAGTGCTAGGTTCACCGAAAAGGCCTATGGTAATAACACATTTGGATATGCTGAAAATACCCATTGGGGATTAGCGGCGGTACATGCAGGGATATTAAAATCCGGAGAAACAAAACTAATTCGAATAAAATCATTGGGTATTAAAAGTAATTTTCCGGGAAGTAGTGCCAATGGGATAACGACTCAACAACGATCTGAAGCATCATGTGCGTATCAAATTCTAGCATATAACGGTGACCCTCGTACTAATGTTTGTCCTATAAACTTAAATGGAATATCACTTCAAGGATTTAACACACCTTTTAACAGTAATAATACCGCATCTGTGACAGGAAATGCTTCCAGTTCAGAAAACATTTATGGAAATAATACCTGGGGGTATGTATGGCAGTCAGATTTTTCCAAAGTTGTGGTACATGCAGGACTGTTGGCCGACGGTGAAACAGGCAACATCAAAGTCACAGCAATTTCAAACAAATCATCGTTTCCTGCTAGTTTAAGTAACAATATTCAAAGTTTAGGTTATGATGGAGATTCTTGTGCACTAATTTTAGAAAAATTCATTGTAGTACCCGGGACACCCGGGACCGGTCCATGTTCTCCAGTTGATTTTATAAATTGTTGTCCTCCAGTTTATACAGCAGCCGTGATGAATAGCAGTACTAGATACGACACCGAAGCAGAAAGATTGGCCTTAGGAATCTTGCCAGGAACAAATTTTAGTAGCGATGGAGTATTACCTGTTTCTTTTGCGTATAGTCTTGGAAGTGCCACAGGAACTGCAGATGAAAAATCTGCCAAGGCATTCATTTTGGGGCCTGTAGGTAATAACACTGATGGTTATGCTTGGGGTACCAAATTTGGTACAGCATTGATGCATAGTGGGTTAATTACACAAGGACAAACTAATCAAATTTTTAATGTTAAAGTAATAAGTTTAGGTCCTAAAGAAAGTTTTATCAAAGGACCTGATAATAATTTAATCGCAAGTTATCCGGGCGATTGGAAAGCCTGTGCTTATAGATTAGAATTAGTCATATCTGGAACTACTCAGCCGCCGGGTACCACCACTCCGGTTACCACTAGACCTCCGACTACTCAAGTAACTACATCCAATATTCCGGTAGCTCCGAGAATAACTGCATTTGCCGTGGGTTCTCCATCGGGTATTCCAACTTGGACACTTACTTACTTTACTAATCCTAGTCAAATTTTAAGGGTACAATTATGGGTGATAAGTGGACCCAGTGGGTTATTGAATAATGGTTCGGGACCAGCAATGGTGTACCCAAAGAAAATTTGGGAAAAACTATTAGATTCAAGGCAATGGACGGGTCAATACGCTACAGCAGAATCCCTTAAAGGTTATGTAAGAAACACCCTAATAGGTGGAACAAATACATTCCAATTGTGTGCCGAACTTGCCGAAGATGCCAGAGCCAAAGAATGTACAGGCTACGCTGGTCAAACAAGATATGACGGATCAAAATTAACTCAACATGTCACCTTATGGCTGGCATAAACAATCAATAAATAATACTATGGCTAAGAAAATTATTGTAAAATTATGGAAAGATGGTGTAGGTCGTGGTCTAGTGGCTACATCGCAGGTTATTACCATAGACGGACTAGGGTCAGGACCAGTTGTAGCCGCCGACTTTGCTGATGTCACTCTGCAGGGTACAGTAAATACCAGTGCTCAGCGCGGAGGATTTTACAAAGAATTAAAGTCTCCTAGTTGGTCACTGTCCTCGTTACGCAGCTCATACCTGGCAGGAAATAATATTGTATTAAATTGGACTACCAACTTAGCCGATGTCACTCCTTCTATAAATTGGTATGTGGTTAATGTAGATCAAACAGTAATTTATACTGGTGCGGGAGTTGCTAGTAATCGCAGTGTATCTCCATTATTAATTTCTGGTTTAACGGGAACATTTAATGTTGCAACATCACCCGTTGATGTTAATCGAGATATTCAAATTACAATCTGGGATGGAGAATTTGGTATCAGCAGTCTATTGGCTAGATCTGGTACTATAAAGATTATAGCCAGAGAATTAGAAGTAACCTTACCGGCTACAGTACCGTTTAGAACAGTTATCCCTTTAACTATAACCGGATACCCAAATGAGTTTGTTACTTATGAAGGCACATCAACATCTTATGCCAAGGGCATAAGAGGTAACGTAACTTTAAATTCAAGTGGTAGTTATTTTTTAGCTGATATACGAGGTGGATTAGAAATTGCACCTGGTAATTTTGAGTATATATTTGATGGTAATATAACAGCAGCTCCAAAAACTACTAGAGTTACAATTACACAGGAAGGCTTCTATGCTTTACAATTTGTAGGCAACCCACCTACACAGATAACAGAAGCAGGACCTCTTAACATAGTTTTAAAAGGTGCACCAAATGAAACAGTCACCTACAGTCCATTGACCTCAACTGCAGGGGGTTCTAGTGGTACTATAAGTTTAAATTCCAGTGGAATTAGCACTACAGTTAATCTTGTGAGCGGACTGCAACTTGCTCCTAATAAAATTTACGGTTGGCAGTTTAAGGGAACTATATCTATAAATCCGTTGTCACTTAATGTTGTTATTGTTGCTGGAAAACAATTAAATGTATCTGGGACTACTCCAATAGCTCAGAATACAGCCTACAGTGTTACTGTATCTGGTAAAGCAAATGATAATATTACCTATACTAGTGAGAAGCAACAAATACCGATTGTATATTTTGATTACTATCCAGAAGTTGAATCTACATATAACCAGGCACACCCCAATGGTGATTATAATAAACAGACTTTCATTGATAGTTGGTACAGTTCTACAGGATCTGGGTTAAACTACCTTTCGCCTACAGTCATTAATAACGATTATAATAGAACTTTCACTGGTTCTTTTACTTTAACTGATGTTGGCAACGACGACGGACAAATTACATATCAGATTGTAGACAGTGCAGGACTTTTAGGAAGACGTACTCCATACTTGTTTAAATTTTATTCTAGCCAATTGCAACAGCAGAAATCTCTTCAGGTAACAGTAAACAAACAGTACACCTTAAAAGTAACCGGACCTAGTAGCGTAGTAAGCGGTAAGCCAATTGAAATTACAGTGTATTCAGTAGGTAGTGATAACACTGTTGAAGTGGCTGGGCAGAATATAACTGGTGTTAAAAGGTTAGACACTTTTCCCGCAACAGGTAAGTTTACTTTTGATTTATACACTGTAGTAGGTACTCTTGCAGCAGGATCCTACACTTACTATTTCGATAGCAAAAGATCTGATGTTATTAATCTAGCTAATGCATTAAATACACCATTTACGTTTAGTGTAACACAAGATATTCCAGTTACAGTCGTACATACACCATTGACTGGCTACGGGGCAGATACTATTCCTGCAGGAAGTTTTTATGAGATATCTATTAGATCTAGTGTCGGGGATGTAGTAGAAATAACTAGAGAAACAATGCCACTTGCCAATGCATATTTCGATGTTTATCCTGAAGTACGTAAAGCATATTTAAATCAAAATCAAATTCGGGAAGAAGCATCTTACGCTACAGAACATTATAACACCATTGGCAGCAGTGAGGGCCGAATATCACCTTCGGAAGCTAATAGTTATAGAACTAACGAATTAGAACCAAAAACCAAGGTTACTACCATTTCTTTACCACAGGTGGCAGGACAAAATTACGGCCAAACTACGGTCAAATTCGGACCTTACCCATATCCGTTAGTCACTCCTATTACACTGACGTTGAAAGGAAAAAATAATAACTCTATTCAAAAAAGTTTTAGGGTAGTATCTTTAGGCGAACTTAAAGTACAATTACCAGTTAGTGCTCAAATTGATGATGTGTTTTGTACTATTACAGGAGTCCCCAATGATACTGTAGTAGGAGTCAAAATAGAAGCTTCTAGTTCTAATAATATTCCTAGACCGGTTGAACCTAGACAAGAAAGAACATTTAAATTAGATTCCAATGGAGTTTATAGTGGACCATTTTTGTCAGGCGGCGTAGGAACCACTGGCACATTTAATAATCTTACAGCCAATGCCGATAATGTTTACTATTTCTCTAGTCGCACTAACAAACAAACTACACAGGCTGCTGTTAAGGGAGTAGCACTGACAGTTTACACTGGAAAGCAATACTTAGTTTCAGGGAATCTAGGTGCTGTAGGACAATACAGTGACCCTGAATTGATTGCAACCCTTCCGACCCAAGCTACTTGGGTAATGTTTGCTATCATTGGTGGCGGAGGTGGATCAGGTGGTCAAGATATGTTTACTGGTGGAATGACTTCAATGGGTGGTGCAGGATTGGGCGGAGGAGGCCTCAGAGGCGTATTTAAATTACCAGCTGGTACCAAGAAATTATATGGTGTAGCAGGAGGTGCTGGTATAGGCGGTGCAGGGTTGAAGAACAATGCATCAGGTGGCACAGGAGGTGCAGGAGCTACAATGGAACAAAGCCTTGCACTGAAGGACGGTAAAGGAGGCACAGGTGGTAGGTCCGGCGGCGTTGGGATTTCAGGATCTGGTGGTGGCGGTGGTGGTTCAACATTATTAGCAGTTCAATTAAGTGGTGGTATACTTGGAGTTGTAGCTGTAGGTGGCGGCGGCGGTGGTGGCGGCGGCGGTCATTACAGTGCTGGGTATAACGCAGCGATAGGCAATGGTCTTCAATTACAAAATTTATCCCAAGGACAAATTACACAACTTCCTGCATACATGTTCAATGGAGGTGATCGCGGCGCCACTAACGACGGCGCCGGTGGTGGTGGCGGCGGTGGAGGTGAAGGTGTAGGGGGATCCGCTCCTGCCGATGATGGAGGTGGCAATGGCGGCTTTGCTGGAAAAACGTACTATAGCACAGCACTATATGAAGGGGCTAATTTATGGAGCACTGGAACAACACCTGAAACTTTAAATCCTTCTGGTTCAGTGACCAATCCGGTGATAGGAAATAGAAATTATTATGGAAATGGTGGCATCAATGGTGGAACTGGTAGTCCGGGGGGCATAAGAATATTTTACACCACTGCTGTTGAAAAACCAACAGATTGGGGCTTATTGCCCGAGTTACCAACGCCCACCATCGGTGGTTCTCCTACTGCCTTTGTGCCATATATACAGTTTGCAAGTCCTGGGACCTATAGTGGTGTAGATGCTCTTACAGGATCATTACGAATATATGGATCGGGATTAATTTGGGCTGCCGGTAGTGGAGGAGGATATCCAACTCTAAATACGTTTCATAATGGATATGCATTAACTTTGAATGGTCTTCCTTTACCAACAAATGTCATTGAAAATTACAGTTTTAAACTTACTTTACTAATAAACAGTAATTTTACAAGTTCTGGTGCTGCTGGCGGCGGCGGCTACAACAATGGAGGCTTACTGGGTTCAATTGGCACTGGTCTAAATGTAGGTGGATCTTTTACATATACATTTGGCAGTTTGAAAAGTAATACATTTGTCTTTACTGCCACTCCGGGAAAAAATAATACAAGCAATCTTACATATCAAGGATCCGGCGGAACATTTTATGGTTACCAACGTGCCCAATTGGACATAATTGATCCTTCGGGCGCCATTATACACACCTCTTATTTGAATTGGAACCAATGATAGATGAAGCGGTTCGTTGTTAAATTACGCAAAGGTGGTAGTCAAGGCAATGTATTAGCCACATCTCAAGTAATTACTATAGACGGGCTGGGAGATTCTGGTGTTACATCCGGGGATTTTGTTGATGGTGTTATAGCCGGTCCGGTGCAGACACTAAATGGTTCAGCTTGCATAGTTAAAACTATTACAACACCAAAATATTCTATAGTTCCTGTATCAGTTAGTATATCAAATAATACTTACATAGTAACAGCCTCTAAAACTGCTAACTTTGGAATTTCAACTAGTTTAACCGGTCTAGGCAATAATGTTGCGTGGAGTGCTGTATTTCCAGACACAACAGTGACTTACACAGGTGGCGGCTTAGAAGTAACGAGTGGAAGAACAACTATTACAGGGTTTAGTGGTTCTTTAAAAATCACAACTTTACCTGTTAATCAAGACAAACAATTTCAAGTAGTATTATGGTCTGGTGATGTAGGTAAGAGTGTGGTACTCGCTAGATCTGTAACGACGATAATTACTCCAATTCGATTAACTTTAACTGGACCGTCAACTGCTGTTACTAATCAACCTATAACTGTGGTTGTAACTGGGTACAACACTGATCGTGTAACTATTCAAGGTGCCAGTGATAGTTCTGTGGTTTTGGATGTGTCCACTGGGCAAAAAGTAGTAGATCTCTCGATGGACAAGACATTTCAGCCTGGTGTATATAGATGGACTGCGCGAGGAGAAATTACACCGGGAACAGTTGAGTATAATGTTACTGTTATTGACATGTTTGGAAAAATTGAATATCCAAAAGATGGTGTGCCTGGTACACCTGGTACACCCGGTACTCCTGCTACACCGGGTGTTCCCGGAGACTCTGGTACTCCTGCTACACCGGGTGTTCCCGGAGACGCCGGTATTCCTGGCACACCAGGCTCAGACGGTCCTATTATAGTTGTCAATAATGCTAATGTGACTGTTATTTCAACAACAACAACCACAACAACAAGATCGTTAACACCACCTACCATATCATTGACATACAAAGTATCGGGCACATTAACTAAAACAATCAACGAAACAAATAAACCTACTATTAGTATAGAGTACATAATAACAAACAGGAATGGTCGAACTGTTACAGCTAAAATAGCAGGGGAAGCCTCCGGGACCGGGCAGACCACTTTAAGTGGTGACCCCATTATCGGTGCGCCCACCGATAATAATGATTTTCTTCTTGTAACAAAGGAAATTACAAATGATGCAGGCACCATTGAATTTACCGCAAATACAGATCAAAAGACCGAAGGCACAGAATCTTTTAGGGTTTATTTCTATACAGATGTAAATGGTAATCCATTTTTTCAATCGGACGTTTTATCTATTCTAGATACTTCAACTACACCCATAACACCCTTACCGGGTAATTTAGTAGAATATGATCCAAAAATAACTTCATATCCTAGCGCAGAAAAATTTGTAGGCGATACTGTAAAAGAAGAAATCACGGCCGGACCACCCGGTGCTGAATATACAGTTACTATGAGTGGATATCAGTTAGACTATGAAAAAGAAATTGGCCAAGGTAGAGATTTAGTTTGGACGTCTGTTGATGCAGTTAGAATAGCTAGTACCATACGCGGTTTTGATGCAGCCCAGATAGCAAAACAATATTTTCAAACCTTAAAAAGAGAACCCGAAGAAGAAGGAATGAAATTTTGGTTAAATGAAAGATTTGTTAATAATAAATCGCTTGAAACTGTACTACAAGGCATAAAAAATTCAACTGAAGCTGCAAAGCCAATGCTTTTTAGAACCGGAACCTTAGATGCCAATGGATATGGTTTGATTACACCCGCTGGTAGTACCAAAGTATTAGCTCCTGGAAGATATAGGTTTGATGTTACTTTTACTAAATTTACAGGTAAAATTAAAACATCTACGACTAGAACCTACACCTGGATAGTCAAACCTAAATCATATGATATGAAGATTACACCGGTTGGTAGTACTAAAGATAGATACCAAATTGGATTGAATCAAACATTTAAAATAGGCATTACCGATGGTCCACCGTCTGCTACCATATCGATCGTTAAAACTTCTTCGGTACCGGGTTGGGCAGGCACAGAAACTATAAAACTTGATGCCAATGGTAATTATACTTCCGGAGATGGATTATTTGGAACCGCCGGTGATTATTCTTATGCGATGACCTTAGATCCAACTACCTATATAGGTTACTTAACAGATAGATCGGCTAGTGGACAAGATTCTAGAACGTATATTATTAATGCTACTTCTAATACTCCCCCTGCTGTTGAGTATAGACCTAAAGTTGTTCGAACCAAACTTAATGCACAATCAGTGTTAGAGGTTTCTACTAATACAGTTACAGTAGCAGAAAGATTCGGAACAAGGATAACTGGTGGCCCACCACGATGTAAATTTGACGTTGTCAAAACCAGTGATAACCAAGTTTGGAAAGGTGAAAAACTTACAGGATCATTGGACAACAATGGAAATTTTGATGATGATTCAAAGGGACAAGCATTTTTTAGTGTGCCAGGAAAATATACTTTCACTATTACATTCTTAGATTACGGCAACACCGTGAAATTTCCCGAAGGTCCAAGTATAACTTTACTTCTAACCTGTGTAGATAAACCAAAATTAACTGTTAGCTCAGATCAGATACCTAAGGACAAAGGAGACGGATATAGATTAAACAATATTATACTTTGCAAAGAATCAGATGATGTATATTTTACATTCAATGGTCCTAGTAATGCACCATTTGAAATTGAGGAATTAAGTCCGTCGGTGACCGAGGATAAGAACAATTTTTTCACTACATATAATAACGTTCAAAAACAATTTGAGGCTGCTAACCCGGGTAAAAGTCTAACCGGTCCCGAGGCCGTGGCTTTTGTAGAAAAATTTTATACAGCCAATAAAGCTCAATACATTGATCCTTATTGGTTATCGTTAACAAAACAATGTAGGTATTTTGATTTTTACTGGGAAGCCTATAATAGTTGGGTAAATGGTGGTAAAGTTCCTGCAGATCCTCAGGTTTATAGTAAAACATGGAATAGTACGTTTGGAAATACACTTAGTCAAAAAATAGGAGTGGCCGTAAAAGATCCAGATTCGGCCAATAATTTATTCACCGCCGCGGGCAAACAAACAGGCCTATTAACTTCCAAAAAAGACTTCTCATTGAACAGCGACGGTGTGGGAAAATTTCAATGGCCTACCAGAAAAGAATTCGCAAAATGGACACCGTACAATTATAGAGCCAGACTAAATCCCAGTGTTCCAAATTCTGATCCTAACGATTGGGTCTATTTTGGTATAAATATTTCCAGGGATGGAATTCCTGCTGCAGATTTACAAAACGCCATATCTGTGCCACTCAAAGTCGGCGGACAAATTTATTTATTTCTTTATACTAGTAAAGAATTGCAAGCACAGTCTATCTTAATCGAAGGAAATCGTGGGGAAAAAGTTACCTGGACACATAATCATCCCAATGGGGTAAGACCTGATAGTTTTGCTGGTCAAATGATTTTTTCTGGAGATTTCGTAAGTCCTGCATCTACCCACACTACTAAACCCGACTTTAACACTGTTCAAGGAGCCAATGGCGGCGGCGGCAGTGGACCCGGTGTAGTCATTGATGATAGTCTCTACCCAATTGGGTCTACTAGATTACAAAGTTTAGGATTTCCCACTGGTGGACTTGGATTAGACAGAACTATTAATCCAAGAATTGGAACAACAGCCTATCAATTTGTTGGTTTACATTATGGTAATTTTACAAATCAAATCTGGATAAGTTGTATCAATAATCCATCGTTGCAGCCAGTTATAACAAGTACCGTAACTATAAGTATTGTAGAGACCGGAAAGCATTATACAACTAAAATACCTCCACCTACGCTTAATAGTGATAAAAAATACGTATGGATTAATCCAGCTGGACAATCTTCACCTATTATAGATATCTACACAGGATATAAAGGTAATGATCCATTGGGATTAGATATTCTGAGAATCAATAAAAGAAGTTTTACATTAGTAATTACTAATATAGGTACAGGATTTTTTCCGTTCGTTTTAAACAACGATATGTTATCTAAAGATGCTAATATTGTAAATCAAATTCATCCATATATGATAATATATCATGACGTTTATGACTACTACAAAACTTCAAAAAGTACATTAACACCTGCAGAATATGCTGTTAATCATTGGAACAACTTAGGTGCTAATAAACCAAGTTATATTAATCCTTATAGAATGCAGGCATTAATTAGTGTTCCCTATTTTAATTACAATCCAGATGTTGAACAAGCATGGAATCAAAGTAATCCGTATACGGCAACTGACAGTACAGGTTTTAATGCAGTGGTCGCTGGGTTTTATGCAGAAGGACATTGGATACAATATGGTAAAACAGAAGGTAGATTGAGTCCGGTTGATACAGCAGAAAAATTTAGAGCTCAACCACTTGATCCATTGCCTGATATAGATCTAGACACAACAACTGGAAAATATACTATAAGTTGGACTCAGGGTGATAATGTCGCAAGAACTATACCTTACGTTTATACATTTGATGGAGATAAAAGTCCCAATCCAGTGACGGTGAGAGTAACAGTATTAGATGCTCAAACACGTACTACAAACATGGATGTACAGACGCAAATTACTGCACCTAAGGTACAACCTGTTCCTGCTAAACCATTGGTCGTGTCTGTATCGCCTAGTAGATATCTATATCAAACTGTTCCCGTTACTGTTACATTCACTGGAGAACCTAACGATCAAATATATATAGAATATATAGATCCAAAGTTTAACGAAGATAGTTTATACGTAGAAGCCTATCAAGATTTAACTGATTGGTTAAAAGCTAATCCTTCAGCTTTGAACGGCACTAATTTACGCGACCTATCCAACTCACATTATAATACCCATGGAAAGAAGGAAGGTAGGTCAAGTTTAGACGAATTAATTAATTTCAACAGAAATTTAGTTAAAGGTCAAGCATTCAAAAGACCTTGGCTTAAATTAGATTCTACAGGTCGTGCAAGTGTTGATATTACAGAAAATGGTCTATACCATTATCTACCAAGAGTTACTCCTTATACCTATTTGACTACCGCAGATAAAAGTACAGGTACACAGACAATTACGTTAACGGTAACTTCAAAATATGCTAGCGTCAGTAATAGTGCTAGTACACAAACAGCTGGTAAACTACTAACAATTACTAAAATTTTTAGCAATTACGATGGATCTAGAGTAATATTTTACATAGGACAACAAGGCGATACCATTAAACCCACCAGCGTCAAGGTAACAGTTATATCATCTAGTGTCAATAGTATCATTCCTGTTAACACAGTATTATTTGATTATCCTAGCCGGGCAAACTTAGGTAATGACATACGAAACGTGTATACTGATGAAGGTGGGTCATGGTTAGGTGGAGAAATACCTATGCCCCAGTATAGTTATACCGGATTAGTACTAGTATTAAGATTTACTATTACCAGCGAAGGTGGAACTTGGACAACTAGTTCTACATCTATACCATCTGATTATACCTTTATTAGTACAGTTGTTGATGTGCAAGGTTAAGGTTATTAGACCATTTTAGTAAAAAATAAGTAAGATCCGATTCATACAATCGTGCCGCAATCTTTACCGTATATCCATAATAAGCGTGATCTATAGCTATAGTCCAAACAGGTGTTTCTACAGCAGTAGCCATGATCCACTGACCTTTTTCACTTTGTTCAAATTCCCATAAACCCTGCCCGGCATAGATTTCAGGGTCTTCAACATCGCCTAATCTAAACGAATGTACTACTTGATGCCTAATGGCTTCCTGACGAGAGTTCTTGGGCAAGGGGGAAGATTCCGGCAATAACTGTCGCACAGGCTCTTGCCACTTCTGTATGTTCTTGTTGAGTGCCATTTGCCGACCTTAATTCAATATAGTGAATCCATGAGCGAAGTGTACCATTCATGTACAAACGGCTCTCCATTAAACCTTCGGGGAGTACTGCACGAGCCTGCTCTTTGGCAATACCTTTACTTATTGCCCATTCATAGGTTTCTCTTGTACGACTAATTAGTTCTTTCTGAAGATTTTCCCATTGGTAAGCAATTTGTCTATGTTTATCATTGTTGTAGTCGATTTCTATACTATTTTGTCGATTATGTTGATCCTGAAATCTTAGATCTCTTAAAACAAAGTTGAGATCTTTAGTAGGATCGGCATAACGTTGACTGAATTCTTGAAAGCTAAAACTACGATGTCTAAGTATTTGTCTTGCAATGTCTCTTGTGGTTGTAATTTCTAAACATGCTGAAACCATTTCCAATGGCGACCAATGTTGATGACGTATAAGATACTTAATCAAGCGTTCGCTAGTCTCAGTATTAAATTGATTACTAGGATTACTTACACGAGCACAAAATGCCACAAGGTCCTGGGCATTTTCAATGCCTTCTTGTTCAAATTCAACAGTTGGTTGAGAAAAAGAAACTAAACGTACTTTCATAAGTCCTTGAGTATTCGATCTGTAATGGGTTGAACGGTTTTAGCTACATCATCTATGTTAACATAAAAGTCAATGTTGCTAATATATTCGTCTATGTTTTTAAGTTTCTCATCTAATATAGATTCTACTGTGCCAGGAGAGTCATATTCGGCAAGAAGTTCTTTAATGTTAATTGATATCTCTGTACCATCTATCAAGTGTACATGGATAGCAAGTAAAAGGTCAACTGGAATTTCGTCCTTATCTATATCTTTAAGAATTTCTCGCCATCTGGCCTTTTCGGAAACATTAATTTTTTTTGCTTTTGGTTGCGACTTTTTTCTTTGGCGTGACATTTTGGAGACCGGGATCTAAAGATGCTGCTTCTGCAGTCAATGTTTCTGCTTCTTGTAAAAGGCGTGCTGCATCTGCTCGCATTTTATCTGCCTGCGACAATCGTTGTTGTGCCAGATCTGCATCTGTTAATACCCCAGACGATTCCAAAATAGGCATTACAGGAGCAGGTGGACGTTTAGGATCACCTAGATCACGCTCAGCAATTCTTTTATTTTTTGTTTGTAATCCTTTTTGATTTTCTAATTCTTGATATTTTTTGATAGCATCTTCACCTTTGGACATCTCATTTAATATTGTATTAAGTTCATCCAGGCGCACAGTACTTTTACTGTTTGGAGTAATCATTACTTGATTGGTTGGAATTTTTTTGATTAATCCATCTGCGTGTAATGCAGTGAGACAGTTACGTCCATCTGGCATATAATTTCTAAATAATACGTCACTTAAATTAATTGATTGTTGTCCGGCAGCACTTTCTAAAATTTTCATGACCTCATCATGATAAATTCTAGGTAAAAGATCACTATATACTACTAGACACATATGATCTTCGTTGGGCACTTCCCTAAACAATAAAACAATTTTCTTATTGTTATGTTTGCCGATATGCTTTAACATTATATTATCCTTGTGTGGTATCTTCTTGCGAAGTTTTATCGTCAGTCTTGACAGATACGCCGGCTGCTTCTAAAAAAGCAACTAGACGATCATAGACTTGTCCTACACTAGATAATTCTGCTACTCGCCAAACACCGCGTTCGGTTACTACACGCAAAATTTCTACTACACTAGCTATATCTTGTAAAGTAATCGACGGTTTCGGGCTATCGGTTGGTTGAATGTTTTCGTCAGACATTTGAAACTCCAATAAATGTTTTTATATTTAACACTTATTGGAGTATAGGTTAAAATTTATTAATATCTTGTAATATTAAAGCAAAGTAACTGGCCTCTCCGTGTATTTCGAATCCGGCTCTCTTTTTTATGGCCTTAAAACCGTTGACTCCTACATAGTGATCATCTAAATAAAACCTTCCTTGTAGGTTTTCATAAATCCAGTCTGTAATCTTTTTTTCATTAGTAGATATGTCAAAGTCCACCGCAGAAAAATGCGGTGGACAATGATTGACTCTCCTTAGATTAAATAAGTTAAGCGGGTTGATTACTAACTGTCTTACGGTCATCTTGAATAATTGTTACAGGACGGTTAAGAAGTTCTTCGCTGATCTCAGGAAGGGTTAATCTGTCCTCGAGGCACACTTGCGCGGCCTCCACGAAACTGGACATTAAATGAGTCTGTTTTGTGATATCGGCAATCTCAGCACTGCGGGCAAGATCATCTAAGGCCTGTTCACACCGAAACAGCCTGAGTTGAAGATCCTCAACCAACTTACGAGCTTCGGCTATCTTCTTGATTGCCTTGGGATCACGAATTTCCATTACTTCTTTCCTTTTTGAGCATGTTCATAATGAGCCCAAATACCAAAGGGCGGTTGGGCATTAGTGTTGCCTTTGATAATCCAAACAGTATCACAGTAGTCGGGATCACCCCATGATCCATAAGGATATCCATCTGTGAATACAATAAACTTCTTGGGCTCGATGCCTGCTTCCTTCATATAACGCCAGTTAGCATCAAAGTCAGTGCCACCACCGCCTTTGGGTTCGTAGGTACCGATCTCTGCCATGTTGTCTGAGTTAAAATCTTGGTCATTGTAGACTTCAGTATCAAAGCTCCATACTCTAATTTTATATTCATCGTAACTTTCCATGATACCTTGGATCTCGCCTAAAAAAATCTTAAGTTCAGTTTCGCCAATACTGCCCGAAGTATCAATTGCCACACAGATGTCAATGGTCTCACCAGGCTTCATGCCCGGCAATATGGCATCCATATGCCAGCTACGACGGCTAGGACGCAGCCAACTAAAGTCCGACTTAATAGTACTCTGAATTTGTTGTAACAACAGTTCCCGCCAGTCAATTACACTCTCAGTCATGTCCTTGATCAGTCGCTGAACACCAGCAGGCACATTACCTGCGCCAACAGCTTGAGCAGCCTGCAATACAGCATCCTTGATCTCGTCACGGATCTCTTTGGCTAACTTCTTGCTGATACGCGGACGCCCACCGTTGCCTTCGTGATCACCGTCATCGCCATCACCATCGCCTTCTTCGGGCTCAAGGTGATCATCGAGCACTTGCTTCATAAGCTCACTGAGCGGGATCTTCTTAGCATCTTTAAACAAATCATCGTAGACTTCTTCAAAGCTCATGCCGCGATACTTGGGATTGTACAGAATGGGCACTTTGGTGATCTTGGTGCCGACATTGTTGTCAATTAAGTCTTGGTTAACGCAATAGTCAGCGGCAATGTTTGATAGGATGGGATCACGCTCACCACGACGACTCATATGATCGTAAACTACGTGAAGTACCTCGTGTCCAAACAAGAACTCACACTCGCGTAGACTAAGCGAATTAATAAACGAGCTATTGTAGTAGAAGCTTCTGCCGTCGGTGGCAGCAGTACCGCACCAGTCGTCAGCATTCTTAAGTTGCAAGCGAGTAGCAAGGTTACCAAAGAAACCGGCCTTAAGCAACAGTCCAACACGAGCAGTTACCAGCTTCTCACGAGCACTTGCATCCAATTTGGGATCAGTGGCAGTTTTCTTAGCGGACTTCTCTGCTACAGTGGTATCTTGTCTTGGCATATCTACTCCTTATTCAATATTTAATTGTAGCACCTAACCGAACTCCAGTCAAATTGGGGGTCAATGACCCCCAATTTGGTTAGTTGTTAGCTACTGCGGCAACTACGTACTTGCCAAATCTTTTATGAAAGGCGTCAAAGTTCTTGAGCTTGCCTGGCACAAACGGAATATTGTAAGTGGTAATCGCTACACGAGCTGCCATAACCACAAGTTCTGTACTAAAATTGTCCATAATAAAGCTAAAGAAGTTATCAGCCATCCCATTCCATTTGTCCAACTTTCCGCCGGCTTTGTCATAGGCGTCCTTGAGCTCGTAGCACAAGCTGATAGTCAACGAATACATCGCTGACACTTCTTTGATCTTAAGTTCAGTAACCTTACCTTGCAGAACTTCTACTGGGTTAGGCATCTGCCCCGACACTTTACGGTGTGCGGCAAACTTGACTGCCATACCTTCACCAACTGCACCTGCTACCAAGTCGGTCAGTCCAGTATCATTGTCCTCGTCCAGCAACTCGCTAACAAAGGTCCACGAACGCGGGGTAGCAAAACTACGGCTCGAGCTACGGGGATCAAAGTCAAACAAGTCGCCCTTAGCAAAGCTCAAGTAGCCAACCACATCTTTGTGTATGCGATTGTTTACTGCCCAAGTCTGCCAACTATCAAAGTCCACACGCATTTCTAGGTGAACAAAGCGATTAGCCAGCGGGCTAGGCATACGATAAGTAACGCCTTTATCCGACTCACGATTGCCTGCTGCCACCATAACAACATTCTTAGGCAGTACGAACTTGCCCACTCGGCGATTAAGTACTAGTTGATAAGCCGCTGCCTGAGTAGCCGGAGCTGCTGAGTTCATCTCGTCCATAAACAAGATGACAATGGGATACTGGCTAGCAGTTTCCTCGTCGGGTAACTCTACTGGAGGAGCCCAGTCCATCTTGCCAGTGTCTTTGTTATAGAACGGGATACCACGCAGGTCAGTGGGCTCCATCTGGCTCAAACGAATATCAATCATAAGACCGCCGAGGTCTTCGGCGATGCCGGCTACCAGCTCACTCTTACCGATACCTGGAGGACCCCACAAGAAAGCGGGACGCTGACGCTTGAAGCAACGCAGTAGAGCACGACGGGCTTCGACACTGGTAACGGTACGATTTTCGCTTACTACAGCCATTTAAGACTCCTTTTGTTTAGTGTAAAGCAATTATACGACAGAAATAAAAACCCAGTCAAATGATGAGTTATTTACGGTAGAATGCACTGGCAAAGAAAATATGTAGGAAAATACTAGCTGACCAAGTTTCTAGAGAATAAGGAATTTCCAGACCTACATTACCGAACAAAGCATTTAATGACCATACTAATAAAAATGGTCCTAATGCCACCAATGCAATGGCTATTAAAATCACAGTGACAGCGGTAAACTTCATACCGTTGATTCCTTATTAAGGTCCCTTACCTGCTGAACAAATCGATGCTCAACAAGCAGACGCAGTGCGGGTTCAGCACGCCAACGGAACTGGATTGGGGTATCTAAAATTACAGTATGCTGAACTTCACCACCGTAACGAACACGGCTGGATTCAACACGCCCAGACACAGGGTACTCGCCCATGTACAAAGCACTGACCCACATTCCCTCTAAGTTCCAGCCCATTGTTGGCTCCTTGTTGTTTACTGTACCACTATTATACAGAAAATGAATAACCCAGTCAATTGACGGGTTATTACCGGGCTTGTTGCCGCTGTTCGATGACGATGGCTTCTTGCTTTTGCGTAGCCTCAACCATCTCGCTGATCAAGACCTTTTGTACTCGCTTAGGCATGAACTTCATGTAATGGAGGAGAGTGTTTTTAAGATACCCAATCTCAAAGTATTCGCCGCCACCATCCTCAGCAAAACGCTGTTCTACTGCTTGACTGAAGCACTCAAGCACTTCTTCTAGGGTATTTTGATTCTCTGTAGTCCACATGCCCATTTCGTGCTCCTTGTTGTTTACTGTACCACTATTATAGCAAAAATGGATAACCCAGTCAATTGAAGGGTTATTTCGAGTTGTTGTATTTAAACAACAGTGTAGGGTTTATTCCAGCGCCCAATATTGATGTCAATATAGTGTGAGCAGTGAAAATAATCAGTTTGAGCATCACTGTGATCAAAGAAGTCCGGGCCTTTAAGGGCTTGAATAGCCTGATCTAGAAATTCTGCAGCCGGACCTGAGAAGTGCTCGTGGGCCCAGTAGGTGTTTACATTGATATGATCCCGAGCAGGCCTAAAAGGCTGCTCGTTGTAACGAGGATGCTGGCTGCAGGTAGCGTTAAAATTGCCGATAAAATCAATCCGACCCTGGCTAATGTTCAAGCACAAGGTTCTGTGATTATCCACACTAAGAGTACCTTTCAAGCCATACCGCTTAAGTAGGGACTTAACAGTGGGTGCCAATTTTGCCTTCATCTCTTGGGATACATAAGCCATTGTGTGCTCCTTGTTGTTTACTGTACCACTATTATAGCAAAACGGGATAACCCAGTCAACTGGCGGGTTATTGGGGAGTGTTGCAGGAAAACAACAAATGAAAAACCCTGCCGATGGCAGGGTTGTGTCTAGATTTTAAGCAGCAGTTACTTAGATTTTGGTGTAGCAGCATTGACAAATGCGTACATCTTTTCTGCGTTCTGAAGGATTTGATCTAGACCTGGCACTTGTGGCATACCAACTGTGGTAACAAATTGACCAGTTTTTTCGTCTCGGGCAGTGCTTAATTCCCAACCCTGGAACCGGGCACTGTACT